GATCTGCTGCAACTCGATTTTGTTTTCTTCAGACATTTTTCTGCCTTCCGGTTTTTTCCCGCCATCGGTCGCGATGGATACGGGTATGGTTTGCTCGGCGGCGCGTTCTGCTGGTGTGTATTCAATTTTATCAACCATACCCACCGATAACGCGTCGCTGTTTTCACTGTTTGGATCGTCGGCTATGAGGACGGAGCCCCTACCGTAGTTCTCTCTCACGTAGTCTTCGGAGACTCTACGCCCGGTAGCTACGCGCGAGATAAACACTCGCTCGATAGCGTTTATTCTAGATTTAATTTCTTCGATACCTTCGTCGGTATTGATTCTAGGCGCCTTGTTCGGAGCGTTCTCGGATACAATGTCAACAACTCTAATCCCCATACGCTCGTAAGCCTCAGAAAAATCTAACCCCGTAACCACTACACCAATAGAACCAGTCTCGACGATAGCGGAGTCGGCGATGATTAAGTCGGCGGCGCTGGCAATCCAGTAACCCGCCGAGGCAATCATACCCATGTTGTACGCGTGCACCGGCTTCGTAGCCTCGGCTACCGCCTGATAAACACCGTCGACGCCGTTAACCTCACCGCCGGGAGTATCCATCAATAGTTCGATGGTGTTAACGTCCGGGTCTTCTTCGGCCTCGCCAATCGCGTTAATTATGTCGCCATATCCGGTACCAGAAATCCCACACCATCGGTCGAAAAGGTCCGGCCCATCTTGAGTTAGCACGCCCACAATCGAAACCTGCGCAACGCCGTCTCGAATCGAAAGAATTGACTCCTCGGCCAGATCCCCCAACGTCAGTTTTAGGAGCGCGGTTGCCTCCTCGGTTTTAATCGATTGAGCCGCTTCGCGGTCCCTACAATACTGGACTAAATCAGGCTCGTAGCACGCCCATAGTTTCGGCATTTTATTTGCTCCCTATTGTGCGAGACCCGCTTGAATTGACTTGATAGTGCCAACCGAACGAGAGCACTACTACGGTTCCGGCGTACGTATCTAGTGCATCGGAGGGGTCGCGGAATAACCGGAACGTAATCTGTGCGCCAACATCGGTAAAAGTCGACATATCAATCTCGGTAAGGTCAACCCGTGCCTCATCTGTCCAAGTGTTGGTAGGCGCGGCGACTATCCCCGTAGCAGTTCCATATACCGGGGTAACGCCATTTTCGACTACTCGGTACTCCATCGACATTTTGATGTTGCCCGCCGCCGCCGTCGCCTTGAGCAGATGAGCGTGTGGAACGAGATTAGTGCCAACTACCCAATCGTGATTTATCTCTTTGCCGGATACCGGGATTTCGGTGATTGAACCGACCGGAAATGATGCGACGAAAAGGTCAGTGGTCGGGATATTAAGCGCCACCGGCGCATCATTATTACCCGGAATCGTAATAGCTAAAGGGTCAAAATTCTCATCTCGCCACTGCGGAGCGGGAAGAAATCCCGGCTCAAAACCTGTTCCAATTTTACTCATACATCACCCCACGCGGTGATTCGCAACGTCTTAATGTCGATGCGCTCGCCAGCAAGAGATTTTATCCAGACCCGCAGCGCATCCCCATTGTCTAGAGTAACTATGGCTGTAATCGATATATTCTCCGTCTTCGCGGGTGCTGTGAATGTGTGCGGAGTCTCTGTAGTTGGTACGTACACCCCATTTTTGTAGAGTGCATATGTAACAGTATCGGCGACGGCGACCTCGAGATCAGAGACGCCGTTGAACAAAAACGCTTTGCCGTCACTGCCGCTATAGGTAAGCAGTCCCGCTGCCGAGGTAGTGAAGTCGTGCGCGTCACCGTCTGCCCATACCCCCGGGCACTCCTCAAACGTATCCGCGACTAGTGGTGTCATAGATACCGGAGTGGTGAGGGTCGCCTGGCCTCTCGATACAGTACGCGCATATCCGGGGCCTATCATACGTCGACTCGTACGGTACCGTCTGCACCGGTCGCCATGATGTACACGTCTATGCTGAAAGAGGACTCGATAGGTGTAGACAACTTATTGAGAGGGATGCCCTCAGTTTTAAGCGTCGGGGCCGTGCCGCCAGTCGTCCGGTAAGTCTGTAGATAAATCAGACTCTCTCCTTCACTGCCTGCGGTCTCAAGTATGTGTACTTGCCCGGCGGCTACGGCGGTAGCGACTTTGGTCCAGACATCTACTGTCAATGCTGTTATTGCCGGGTCTGCCATTATTCATCGTCCTCGTCTTGGTCTTCTTCCGAAGATTCTTCGTTTTGCACCGCTTCAGCTTGCGCCGTTTGAGCCTCTTGAGCGGCTCCCGCCCCCCATGGGGGGTTAGGCAACCCCTCAAGTTCTCGCGTAAGCTGTGATTTATTAGCTTCTATGTCGGAGCCGTTGAGATTCTGGGCGACGTCTTGCAACGTTTGCGCGCCCATCTCTACGTACATCTGGTCCGCTTTTGCTGTTTTCTGTGGGTCGATATTCGGCATTGGAACACCGGCCCAAGTTCCGTTCAACCACGCCCGCCGCATGCGAGGGTCTGACCAACCGGGAGCGGCTACCCTGTTCGACGAAATCTCCCCGGAAATCCACGCCTCGAGCACGGGATTGAGCAAGTCGCTCGCCATCTCCGCACGCCACATCTGAGCAATTCGCCAAAACATAATCAGCGCCGCACGGGACGCAGAATAATTTTGCTCGAATTTCATGAGCAAAACCTCGAGAGGCATAGACATCGATGCGGCCAGATGACCCGTGAAGGCATCGACGAACCTTCCAAACTCTTGAACCGGGGCAGTGTCTTGGAATGGTTTAAGCTCCTCACCGCTCTCGAGATTGAAGACCCCAATAGAGCCGGGTACGCCGATCGTGGCTTCTTCGGCGGGTATGTACTGTAGTGAGTTGGTAGCTAAATTCTGACCGCTACCTAACCCCTCGGCCAGAGTAGGGGTGTACCCTGCGGGAGAGTCACCGGTAACGCCTTGAAACGGACTGCTTGCCGCGTCGTCGTCGCTCGGTTTCACATACATCGTGATATTTGATTGATTGATCGCCTTCTTAATATGAGCTAGCGAAAAATCAGTAATGTTTTCGAACTCTTGCAACGCATGGAAGTAGCGAGGGTAGCCCCGTAACTGCTCCGGCCACTCGGGCTGAAACCCATGGAGCATGAGGCGACGACCCGAACGGCCGCCGACCGCAGGAACCCTGATTACCTTGTACTCACCGCTCTCGTACGATTGGATATGATACGCCGTTTCGCGTCCCGTATTATCCCGCTCTATCCCATCGAAGTACATTCCCGGCGTGCCATCGGTGTGCGTTATCCCACTGCCCAAGATTTGGGAGGGGTCCACAGACCGGAACTGCAGCGGATTTTGGAGGTCTCGCCGGTTGTTGTAGTACAACCGCACGAAGTACTCGCCGTCGCGTTGCTGGGAGATACTCGACAGTCTTTGGAACTGATAGAAATTTACCGACTCTGACCGGTTACCCTTTTTATCACTAGCCCACAGATGAAAACGGCGCTCCACGTCACGCGCCCATTCTGCCGCCCTATCCTCTGTAATCCCTAGCATGCTAGCGACGGGAGCGCTTTTAAATTTCAACCCAACGTCGACAACGGTGTCGGCGTGCCGTTGCACCACGGCGTGCGCTTGCACAGAGTCGAGGTACGCCGAGCGTGCATTACGCCGAGCGTGCCAGTGGTTGATTGTGGGTACCGAGCCGGAGGATGATAATCCGCCCGGCCACTTGCCACCGCCGGACGCATACGAACCAAAATTCCGGCCAGAGGCTACGGACGCACGAGACGGGGGACGTGAAGGGACATAGACCGTAGCACCCTGACCGAATAGTTTTCTGAAAAATTCTGCTACTGGATTCGCCATTTTAGCGCTTTCTACGGAGGTTTAAAGACACTAACCCACCGCCGTTAAGTCTCCGATAAATCGAATCAATCTCGGATTCAAGCGCTTCTTGCATTTCCTGCAACTCTTTAACCTTCCGACGTCGAGCGCGTTGCTCCATCTCGCCGGTATCGAGCTTATACTCTTCGATATTTTGAGGAATTAACTCAAGTAGAGCGGCTTGCGTCGCCAGTAGTTGAGCACGTTTAGCCGTAAGTCGGGCTTCCAAATCCGCTTTATAGGTCGGATCGTTGATACTCATAATCGGATTTTTAAATAATATAATCAGATTGTCAATATTTGATTTTGGCGGATTACGAAAAGATTCTATTTAGGCCCTTTGGTAGCGTTTTCGAGCATTTTCAGCACAAACTTATGGTTAATTGCTTCTAAATCTTTCTTGTTAGCACCTCTCGACTTGGCCTCGACTTTGAGCTCGAACACCTTCGAATCGAGATAAATATCACCTGCACAGAGGTTCAGTACTCTACAATCTAAAGCTTCATTGCGCCTACCCGCCGGACAGTGGAAAGAACCGTCGGATCGCTTCTCCTCGGCGGTCAACATATCGAAATAATTGTCGGAGTAGTCGTAGGGGAATTTACAGAACCCCGGTCGGTCTGGCTCGTCGAGGTTGCGGTACGTATTGTTTAAATTGTTGTAGGTGTGATGTTTATAATAATTGGTCGAGATAGTGTATAAAGTTAAATCTTCGTTTACTTTGGTGTGTTTGTACCGACGTACATTAAACTCACCCATTTCGTCGCCTTTAGCGTTTTTTAGCTGCCGTGTGCCCTTAGTCGGAAATGTATTTCTTTTCGATCCACACCAAGAATATACTTGATCCATCGTGACTCCATCGCCCGAATCCACGAAAATCATCATCACGGAAAACTCGCGCCCGTCGGCTCGTTTGAAGTTAAGCCCGCCCTCTTGAATCAACTTATCGAGGTCCGCCCAAGCACCCGCCGAGTAGTCATCGATCGGCCCCTCTATCCTATCGTACATAATGGAGAAAGTGCGGAATCCAGCGCCGTGACCGCACACTTCATACTCGAGCCTCGCCGGGTTCTTCTTATCCCTATCGGAGCCTCGTTGAACGTCGACGCCGAGGGTCAAAAACAGGGTACCTTCTGGAACCACACCGGAGCGGTAAGCGCTGCGGAGCTCTATTACGTTCTCAATAGCGGGCCGCGACCCCGACTCCCGATATGCCTCTCCCAAGTAAAGATTAGTGAATGAGCGCATGCCGTCCGGCGTCTTGCGAGCTTTCTCATACTTCCGCCAGACCGCCAACCATGAGAGCATACCCACAGGAGAGTATAACGAGCTGATATGGTACGATCTCATATAGGGAGATTCTGACTCCGCAGTCGGTTTCCAATACCCATTTTGCAGCAGGTACCCTTTCTCGTGATTGTAGATTTCGCCGTGGCAATGCTCGCACTCGTAGTACACATCTGTGATTTTGCCTTCTTCGTTCCTCACCGGCTTGAGTCCGTATCCCGCTTGCTCCGAGGGATTCCAGCGTAGTTCCTGAAACCCGCCGCACCGAGGACAAGGCACGTGATATTTTCTCTGGTCCCCTTCCTCGTACGCAGGAAAAATCGCCGAGTCCTCGACGGTGGTCGGCGTCGAAAAATCAAACAGCTTGCCACGGTCACCGAACGCGATGACCCTCGCCTCGGAGACCTCGAGCCAGTTTCCCTCACCCGTGCGGAGCTGCTTCGGAGCTCCGTCGATTTCATCCCTCACCGCAATCCGTTTCGACTCAGAGCGCAACCCCGGAGCCGACTGCGCGCTCGACATATCGAGGGAGCCGCCCACGAATTCTTTCGACAGGATTTTATCACCGGTTCGTTTCGAACCTTTAGTCATCGACTGTGCGAAAATCTTGTGTCTGCACCCGCACGAGTCGATCGCAGGCTCGAGCCGCTTACTCGCCCACTTTTTCAACAACTCGTCGGTCGCGGAGATGAACAGAATACTTGCCGGAACCGCATCGATCCAATAGACAACCACGTTCTCCGCCGCCGCCGTCATACCGATTTGCGCCGCTTTTAGGACCACTTGCCGTTGTATCGGTGAAGTTACCGACATGTTGTCCATTATCTCGACGAGGTACGGCGTGCGGTCGTTGCTCCACGGGCCCGGGAACGGAGTATCGAGAGGTAGCACCCGCTTTGTTTCCGCGTACTCCGACACCGAGATTGATGGAATCTCGGCGGGTAGCTCTCCAATCAAAGCACTCAGATACTCGAGCATATTGGATTCTTCGGATTCGGAGACGAAGTTAGTGTTTAATGCTTCGGTCATAGCTCGAGTAACTCCATAATCTTGGGGCCCCTCCTCACACCATCGACCCAAGAAAGCTCGAACCAGTACCCGTATAACTCTTCGCTTATACCCTCAGGTAGTTCGTCCTCACAGATTATTGTTCTGTAGCTAACCAATAGATATGTGCGACCCTTACTCATCCTTATCCACCTTATCCTCGTACTCTTTTTTAATCTCCATCTTTAATGCGTTGATCGATCTTGTAGTGTCTTTGTCTATTAGTTGTTTAACAGCTATTTTATTTTCAGGTGTAAGAGCACCACACACCGCAGCACAGTCTGCGGATATACGGTCGCCCATGGTCAGAAGGTGGTTAGAGAGTACGCTTGCGATGCGACCGATTGCCGCGTTCACAAATTCTCGCTTGATTAGATTCCTCACCGCTACCGCATTCTTAATTTCCAGCGATTTCGTTTGTGCCTGTAATTTGGCAATCTGATAATCTGCTTTTAGGTTATCTTCGGCTTCGAATGTTTCGACTAAATCCGCTTCGGCTTGCCTTATTTTCGTTACCGATTCTACTAGGTCAGAATTGACCGCCGCAGATTTTGCGATTTTCTTTTTTTCCTCATCTTGCCCCTTTGCCGTCTTTTCTTTGCGAGCTCGGCACTCCAAAGCGTACCTAATATTCTTAGGATTTCGGGTATTGATCATTTTATCTCGGGTTAGCGATACTGATCCCGAGGCAACGGCATATGCGATTGCGCTAGGTGAAATCCCTAGCAACTTAGCAAATGCGGATTTCCTCATAATTACCGGAGCGTTATCTAGAATCATAAATCTCCTTTATTACTAAAATTATCCCTGTAAAAATCCAGTGTAGCAAGCGAATTTTTTGCTTTACAGGTATTGCATCGTTTAGTGGTCCTAAATTCCCCAATGATTTAAGTCACTTGAATCGATAGGCAGCTTTTTTAAATCGGGGATCGCGACACAACG